GCTCATGTTTAGCGTCATAGCTTTGGGTATTGAATTCGGTATTTCAGCCCTTGCGCTGGCAAGCGTTAACGCTGCTTTTGCTGTCGGGAAAATTGTTGCGCAGGCATATAACTATTTAATGCAAGCCCTGGCTGGGACCGTTGCTGCGGTTGGAGTTGCGGCAATTGGTGCAGCTGCGGCGTTTAAGGAATTTCAAGCAGCCCAGTTTGCATTTAGATACAAAGATTCAAAAGAGCTTGGCTCCGCTCTTGACCAGTCTGGCTCTGGACTAAGAAGTTTGTACAAGGACGCCACGTTGGCCTCAATGGGCGTGCAAGCACTTGCTGGTGCTTTTGCTGCTGTGAATAAGCATTCCGCTTTCACTCCGGCCTCTAAAGCTGCACTAAAAGCCATGGCCGACTTTGTTCAATCAAGCGGTGACCCCCAAAATGCTCTACAGGCGGCTGGTTCTTTGGTGGGAATATTGCAAAAAGAAAAGAAGTTTACTGCCGAAGCTCTTCAAGCAGTAAAAGCAATTAGTCCGGAGTTTGAAAAAGCATTTAAAAAAGGAAATTACAAGGACTACAGAAAGTTCTTGGAAGACCTTCAAAGCGGGAAGCTAGCCCTAGACGCTGGAGTCTCTGGGCAATCTGGGACTATGGCTCAGACCCTGGTTGGTCAATTCAGAACTTATCTGAGTTCGGCGTTGGTAGAAATGTCTGATGTTGGTGTTCGTGTACTCGAGCCAATCAAGAAGGCAATGTCTGACATTTACTTCGGCCTAGAACGAACATTTAGAAGAATTTCTGGGGACCTCGTCACATTTGGACAGGGTCCGTTTTTATCCTCGTTGGTGAAGTTCACAGAGAAACTAGAAGATTTTACTGTCGTTTTGTTTAGAAAATTTCTTCCTGCGACAGAGGGTTTTTGGAGAAGAACAACCGATTTTTTTAAAGGCTTTGCAATTTATTTTAGAGAAGTTCGTGACGCCTTGGACCCCCTGCGCGAGGGCGGCTCCATAGTAATTAAGACTTTCGGAAAACCGATTGTTGAAATATTTAAGCAAATTGGGCTTGGCGTAAAAGCGCTTTCTGCACAAGCGGTTAAATATGAACCGTTATTCCTTGCATTTGGTGACTCAATGAAGAGCGTAGTTGTCGGATTTTTTGAAATTATGCGAGCACTTCGAGAGGTGTTCGCCAGAGCGCTACCGATAATAAACCCGGTCGTTGCTGCACTTGGCAAGCTCATGTCAACTCTTGCATCTATTATAAACATGCTTAGCGGCAAGACTGGAAGCGGTGGCTCTTCGGCAATTGTTGCGCTACTGGGAATGTTTGCATTTAAAGGACGTCGTGCAGCAAGGTTTCAGCGCAGCAGGGGAATAGGTGATGAATTTGGCAACGTGGGTCTTTCTTCTAAGCAGGCAATCTACTCCGGCCATAAATTCTCAACAATGGGAACGAATGTTGGTGGAGGTGGGGCCGCCAATCAAGGTCAGCTCGGCTCGATAGCTGGAGCGATGTCTAGCGCCGGACAGGCAGCAGGGACAGCAGCAAGTGCTGCTATAGCGCCAGGGGCAAGCGCGTTGACTGCCGCCGGCGCATCTCTTCAGGGTGCTGCGGCTGCCATTACCGGCGCGGCAATGGGAGGAACCCTCCGTGGTGGAATGGGTGGTGGAACGGTTGACAGAGCAACCGGAAGATATAAAACATTGCCGGCGAGAAAACCAGGACAATCAAATGCGGACTATCAGCGCGACATCAATGCGTACGTCACAAGAAACAGAGGCGTAACCGATTTACCCCTAGAGCAAAGAGGGTATAAGGCTCCGAGTTTAGGCACGAATCGGTCAGCAAAAGACCTTCTCGGCCGCAAAGACCAAGATTCTACAAACATTTTTGGTAGACGACGTGGCGTCACACCAGACTATGAAAACATAGGTCAGAGAATGATGACGCGTGAGCAATATCAGGCCTCAGAGCGTATGAGAAGGATGAAGCTTAGGCCGAATGCCCCACAGGGACCGCATAGTAATCTGATGGACAATTCTGCGTTTAGGTACAGAACAGACCAGTCCCTCCAGGCGTCTGGGTTTTTTCCTGGCAGGCCGATTCGACAGGGCATTAGGGGGCTCCCTAGCCGCATTTCTAAGCGTATTGATGCACTGCCCGGCGTAGTTGGACTTGAGAAAAAATTGCTTGGTAGAGCAAAAAGTCTAGGTTCGATTATCCTCAACGGCCAGCCAGTTGCAACTGGTGCAATGGGCGGGATGGGTGGCATAACTGGACAACAGGCTGCCGGAACCGGAACAAACAATTACAACAACACCGCCAGAAGAGGTGGTCTTCGTGGTTTTGCTGGAAGAACACTGCTTGGCCAGTCTTATAACGAAGGTGGCTATAGAGGATTCAGGGATACAATCAGAAACCAAAGCGGAATGGGGCAGTTAGGACCCGGTAATGGCTTATTGGGTAGAGCCTACAATTCCGCAAAGGGTGGGAACTTTGGTCAGGGATACAGAAACGCAAGATTGAATTTTAATGAAGCCAAGAAGGCTGGACAAATTCCTGCAAACGCAAAGTTCAGCAGGCTTCAAGGGATGAAAGCTGGTGCAAAGTATAGCTTGAGCGGCGCAGGCATGGTTGCTGGCATGGGAGCTAGTTACTTGGCTAGCAGATATGGCACAGAAGAAGCACAGGGCGGAATGCAAATGGGCGCGTCTCTGATGGCCATCAACCCAATGCTTGGTCTTGCGGTAGGTGCTGGTTTGACAGCGTTTTCATCCAAGACTAAAAAGGGTGGGGCGATTGCTGGTGCAGTCAGTGGTGCGGCAGTCGGCGCAATGATTGCCGGCCCACTTGGAGCAGCAGTTGGTGGCGTGCTTGGTGCTGGTCTCGGCTTCCTGGCAGCAAAACGCAACCAAAAGAAGATGGCAGAAGGGGCAATGGGCAAGGTGGGTCTTGCTCAGATATCCGGAATAGCTGCGGCGGCGGCAAAAGGTGGTCAAGCAGGAAGCACTACCGAGGCTCGCGCCGTACTTGCGGCATCTCGAAACATGACTCGCGATTTTACGAAGGCCGAAACAAAAGAAGATAGAAAAAAAGTTTTGCAACCTTTCATTGACGCTGGAGTGATTGGCGGGAATGAACTCAGCCTCGCGCTTGGAGACAATGCTGAAGACGCCCAAAAAGCTCTTGCAAAAACATCCAAAAACATGGACCAGGCATTGACTCCGGCTTTTAATCAATTTGATTCAATCATGAATTCCCTGAAACAAACAACAGGAATGACTTCCGAGGAAATATATAAACTCGCCATGGAGCGCAATGTAGACCTCTACAGCACCACTCTTAAACTTACCGATGCAACCAAAGCTCTCGGCGTCGGGATGACCAAGACTTCAAAACAATTCTCGGATGCTCTTAGGGATGTGCAAATTAGAGCCATGGACGTGTTTAAGAGATTCACTGAAAACAAGGCCATGAAGGACGCTCTTCAGGCTTCTGGGGACAACTTACGTGGTGGAGATACATCAACGGAAGCATTCCTCGATTACTACACAAAATATCTCGATTATTCAAACTACATCTCCCCAGACTCACCTCTTCTCAATTCGATAGCTCAAGCCCAAGCCTTTGGCACTGGTGCGAATGTGGGCGCAGGTTCCGCGTTTGGTCCAGGAGGTCCTCTTTCGGGCGTCGTTATGGGGGACGAAGCTAAGGGGCTCATCGGTCAGGCGCAAAAACAGACTGCTTCAGGCTCAGCAACTGAAATGACAAAACAACTTCTGGCTATGGCCGGAGAAGCCGGTTTTGTCTTTGAGGATGGAGAAAAAGCATTTAGCGGAGCGCAAACGCAAATAAACACCCTGATAACAAAGGCAATGGGTGGCGATGAGGCCGCAACCGCCCAGATAAGAGACCTTGAAGGGATGCTTTCTAGGGGTGTCGCGTTTCAAGGCAAAGGACAAGATGCCATAGCTTCACTTATCGGTTCAAAACTTTTAGGTAGTGGGGCTCTGGGAAATAATCTGTTTGGAACAAAATTAAAGCCCGAGATGTCAGGAGAACTAGACCCATACAAAGATATTCTGACCGCAGAAGCCGCGTTGATGAGAGAGGAGTTCACGAACGCTGTTCGTGCGGAATTCTTTGAATCAACAGACACACCTAAGTGGTGGAATGATGCACCAAGCTGGTGGACTAATGGATTTGAGGTTCAACTCAAAAACGGCGTAATTGACAAACTTGTCCCAATGGGCGACACCGATACGCCCAAGGTTTTAGGTAAGACAATGAGAAAGCACGGCATGTTTGATGGCGCTGTTCCCGGTAAGCGCACGGTAACAAGTTCGCTAAGAAACTTTGCACTTGGTTCAAATAATTCAGACCACGCAACCGGACATGCTTACGACCTGGTTGGTGACAACCTTGGCAAATATTCATCGCTAGTCAATGCATCTGGCGGGTTTGCTGAATTTCACGGAACTGGTGGTGCGCGCCACTTGCACGTAGTTCCCCCTGTTGGTCCAATGGGAGACACCTCCACGAGTATCCTTGCGAAGATGACGGGCTCAATCCCATCTGGAGGCTCTAGTGGCGGGGACACTTTTAACATCACAGTTAATGAATCGTCAACACCTCAGGTTACGGCGCGTGCAGTTGCTAACGAAATTCTTCAGATTCAAAGAAATGTGAAACAGAGAATATAATGGCAATTTCGATAATCGGCAAACAAATACCGAGTCAAATTTCGGGCAAGTTTCAGTTTCAAAAATCAGCTACTGTTCTGCGTAACACCTCCGACATCAGGGAAATGCGCCAAGTTGCAGGCCCTGAACTTGCTTATGAATTCTATTTTCCTCCGACGACTTTTAGCCACAGTGGATACGGGCCAACATTCAACGAAATCAATCGCCCCTATTCGACGCCGATTGTGGATATAACAAGCGGCAAAGCAGAGAGATGTTCTTTCGAGTTCCTTGTTGCACCACCAAAAAGAATTAACACCCTTACAGGGGAAGACGGTAAGCCTTCTTCGCAAACTTATCAAGACTTCTATGAATCAATCGATGACCAGCTTAGGTTTATTCAATCAATTGCAGATTTTGCGATTCCAGTTGAGTTCATAAATGTTCATCCAGCTCTCGCTATTCCCAAATGGTACATAGATGAGTGCACGATAAATCATGGTAGGCAGAACCTGCAAGCAAATACCACGAGCGCTACGGTCAACTTATCGCTTATCGAGTTTATACCACGTAGAAAAACGATGATTCTACTGCCGCGTTTTAAGCATGGAAAATTTGTGCCTGCAAACAAGGACACATCCAGTGATGATGAGACTCCTGGGAAGGATGACATCAAGGGGCTTACAGCAAAGCTAAATGCAGCTAAAGCTGCTGGCAATAGAGACGCCGCAAGGTATTACGCATTAGCGATTGCTGAAGCTTCAAAGTAGTCATAATAGAAACGCAGAAATTATGTCATTACAAAAACGGCCAGAATATCCATCCATGCAGTCTTTGAGCATGTCCGAGGCCGACGTGTTTGAATATGGAAACATAAATTTAAATCTTCGGCCTATTGTTAAGTTGAAAAATGGTCAAATCGCCACACTTATTTCAATAACAATTCAGGACGCAATTTCCGGAAAACTATGTTTTTCTTTAATACCTACGATTAGCGATGACGGAGTGGTTGTTCCTGACAAAGAAGCAAGATTAATTTACAGTAAAAGCGGAAGGCATCTTGGCAAATTTGCCACTCTGAGAATTGCCAATACTTATGCCAAGGCCCTGTCTGCACAAGAAAATAAACGTTACAAAGAACAAATAAAGAATAATCCTGATTACCTAGTTGGCGAAAAGACCTGGTATCCAATTGACCAGATTATTGAGCCGTCGAATAGAAACCTTGGCGGGATTTTGCAAATAACAGACCTTTTTGGTGCTTCTGCTGAAGATTTTAAAAATAATCTTGTATCGGTTTCGGTTAATTATTCCATGGACCTAAACCCTGAAATATCTATTGAAATAGTTGATGAAGATTACAAAATGTTCGATTCAAATTATTTCATTATTAGACGAGATGTTACATACAGGGGAAGAAGATACGAGATAGCCGATGTTTCGGCCAAGCCAGGACCGGGAGGTTCGCCCACCGTAGTAATCAAAGCTCGCAACAAGGCTCTTCAACAGATGAGACGCGATAAGTTTCCGAATTCGGTTTCTGGCGGCTCTGGTTACGAGTATGCCGGAAACGCGGCCAAGAAGTTCGGCCTGGAGTTTGTCGGGCAAAAATCAGCTAAAACAAAGTCAACTTTTAAAGCTCGAACCGGTGACGGTGAAGAGTCGGTCTGGGACGTCCTCACTAGGACTGCTGGAGACAATCAGTTTGTCGTGTTTGAGGTTGATGGCGTTTTGGTCTACGCATCGCAAGAATGGTTGATGTGGAAATTTGGCAGTTCTAGCTGGACCAGTCCGGCAAATGGTGTTCGTAAATTTGTTCCATTGCTTTTCTATCCGAACAGAGACCCAAAAGATTTATTTGCAAATGCAATGCTCGGAGACTCTAGTGAATTATTTCAACTAGAAACTTGGCATGACTTCAATTCATCAGATAACGAACCGCTTGCCGCAACCGGAAGCTGCAGCGTTCTAATGCCACAGGGTGGAGCTTTAAGGCCAGGACATACTGCTGTTTGTGGACCCTTGCCCAATTATTTTTTTGGGGGCTACCTAATAACGGAGGTTAGTTTTAGTGAGGGTTCTCCAGAATCTGCTCGAATATCATTTCGTACTCCGGAAGAACCCAAAGACCAAAAAGGCAAACCAATCAAGCCTAGGGTCGGCTCGAGCCCTGGTATCTTTTAGCCATGCTTTACGACCCAACCTCAAGGTTTTCTAATTCAAAAAAAGCCTCTTCTCGAAAACCCGTGCCAGGTGGACTGTACCTGGGCACGGTTGTTAGGGCTGGGGCTCAGGGCGTTTTTGTAAGCATCCCTAAAGTCGCAGCTCAAACGGTATTCGGCCCGTGCACTGTGTTTTCTGCGTATCCAATTGCTGGGCAAAAAGTGTTATGTGGATTCCTTGACAACAGATTTGAAGAAGTCGTCATTCTTGGAAGGGAAACTACTAGTAAAATTATTAAGGAGGTCGACACGCCAATGGCATCTAGCGACGCAGCAAATAAAAGCTATGTTGACCTAGTGATACAAAATCTTAAAAACTACGTCGACCAGAATTTTGACTGATTTATGGACACATTAAAACTACCAATGACATTTGAGCGAGGCACGGCTGCGACCCTGTCTGAAGGAACGCGTCCTTACTATTCGCAAATAATTGCTCTTGCTTGCAGAATTGAGCGTGGAGAATTGCCGCTTGAGAGAACCTACGGAACGAAAGACCCAACTTTTGCACAGCTCAGAGAATCAGAAATAAGGTACACGATTAGTCAGTTTTGGCCAGAAATACAGCTTACCCTTATTGCTAGGGATAAACCGAAAAATACTGGCGAGCAAAGAATACTCATCGACTTTGTGTTAGGTAACTAATATGCCATCACCAGATTTTTCAGATTACATCGACCTCACGATTAACGACAAACAGCCCGGTGACATATATGACGAGGCTGTTGACTATGCGCGCCTTGCAATGCCTGAATTTTCGCCAAGACCAGGGACAATCGAAGATGCCATACTTCAGGCGGGTGCCTATATAGGTTCGTTGAATCTTGGACACATAAATCGTCTGCCTGATGGAATTATGGAGGGCGTTCTTAGGTACCTGGACATTCTGCGCAAAGAAGCAACTTTTGGCTCTGTCGGGCTGGAATTTACCTTATCTGAAGCTGGTGGTATTGTTCCAGCCGAAACGTTGGCGGTATATGAAATAGTTAGTGGTGACGATGTTATTCAGTATCCATTTTCAACCGATAGCACCGTAGTTGCTAATTCAGCCTCTACAACGGTGACCGTCAACGCAACGTCGCTGACTGCTGGAGTCCTGCCGACAATTGCTTCTGGGACACAGCTTGTCCTGGCTCAACCAAGTGCAACAATCCTGGATGTTCACACCGATGGCAATGTTTCGCAGGGCTCACTAGCCGAGACAACAACTGAGTATTTCAGTAGGGGAACTTCTCACTTGGAAAGCCTTAGCTCAGTGCTTGCAACTGGTCCCCAAGTAGAAAAATACATTCTTACCAACTTTGTTGATGTGCATAGATGCAAGGTCTATGACGTCTCGAAAGCCGTAAATTTCTCTGCTTCCGCGGGATTTTTAAATGGTTTCAACAGCGAATCTGATGTGGCCACCGTTTCAACCAGTGCTGATTTCATTGACCTGTGCAATGACTTTAATACCGACCTTTTTATGGTGTTGG